GACAAGTTCGTCTTTAGAACCTATTTCACTGTCCCAATCAAGCTCGGCTGATACATTTTCATAATGGTATCCGTTTTCCTTAGCCATTTGAATGATAGTTCCGGCTGTAACGGGAGCAGATGAGCCTTGAAATGTCGTCCACTTCTTTGCACATTCACCGCTATGGTAACGGTTTACGTCTTTCATACTCCACATATCCCAATCAGATACCGTATATCCCTCGTGTTTTAGTGCCATACCTACGTTTATCCACTCTTGATAACTGCAAGTTGACGGATCAATATATTCAAGAATTTCTGTCAAATTATAATCGTTCATATCTTAATTCCTTTAATATTCACTCGGATTTATCCCCGACGGTATTCGCCAACCGTTTGCGGCAATTCTGTCAATAAGATTTTTTGCTTTTTCAAACTCCCAAACACCGACGTGCTGAAAACCTCGACTTTCAAGAAAGCGTATTTGCTTTGGAGTTGTAAGTCCTGCCACACGTCTTTTCTCCAATCGTTCAAGCAGTTTGGTTGCCTTACCTGCGTTATCTATTTCATCAGGGAATATTCCGTATTTTTCAAGTACCTTTATTTGTTTGTCTGACGGAGGTGACATTTCCCAACCGAATGTCGGTACATATCCCGATAAATCTTCGGCTTGTATGCTCATTTCAAATTGCAGAGGATCAACCAATTTACGCTTACGTTTCTTCATTTCCGCAAGAAGATTTGCAAGTGCCTCTTCTCTTTGTGCAACTACATCTTCGCTTGCCTTTTCCTCTGCCTCTTCTATGTCAACAGGATAACCCGCATTTTCGATATTCTCCGTCATTTTTACGGCAACTTCTTCATTTTCGCAAATCAAATGTGCGGGGTGACACAGTTCGTGTCGTTCCGTATGCCATAAAAAATCGAGTAAAAGTAAGTGGTCCTTATTCGGTGCAAGTCTTGTTCCGCGTCCTACCATTTGACTGTACAAACTGCGTACTTTTGTAGGTCTTAATATGACAACGCAATCAACATCAGGGCAATCCCAACCCTCTGTCAAAAGCATTGAATTGCACAATACGTTATACTTATTGTTTTCAAAATCATTTAATATTTCTGCTCTTTCTTTGCTTTCGCCGTTTACTTCCGCCGCTTTAAATCCTTTTTCGTTCAGAATATCTCTAAACTTTTTACTCGTCTTTACAAGTGGCAGAAATACAACTGTTTTTCTGTTTTTGCAGTGCTTTGTCATTTCATCGGCTATCTGATACAAATACGGATCCAGTGCCGTACTTAAATCACTTGATTTAAAATCACCCGCTTGCATACCTACGCCTGTCAAATCAAGTTTTAACGGAATTGTCAGAGCCTTTATCGGACTTAAATATCCCTCTTTAATAGCTTTGGGAAGTGTATACTCATATGCAAGGCTTTCAAAAACCTGTCCGAGATTTTTCATATCGCCTCTGTCGGGTGTTGCCGTAACTCCTAATACCTTTGCGTCACAAAAATGGTCTAATACACGTCTGTAACTGTCGGATATGCAATGATGTGCCTCGTCTATTATAATGGTATCAAAGTAATTACTTTTGAATTGATTTAATCTTTTTTCACGCATTAGTGTTTGTACCGAACCTACAACTACTCTGTACCAACTTCCTATACAGCTTTCCTCTGCCTTTTCCGTTGCACAACCTAAGCCGGTTGTTTTCATAATCTTGTCAGACGCTTGTTCCAACAGTTCCCCACGATGTGCAAGTATTAAAACACGCTGACCTTTTCGCACACATTCTTCCGTTATTTTTGCAAAAACTATTGTTTTACCGCACCCTGTCGGAAGAACGAGCAATGTTTTATTACAGCCGTTCTCCCACTCGCGGAAAACGGCTGATTTAGCTTCATTTTGATATGGTCTTAATTCCATTTATGACACCGCCTTAAAAACTTCCCGGAGTAAATGACGACGCAGGTGATTGCGTTGGTTCGGCTTGTGTTCCTGTCGGCTCATAGAATTTTTTGATTTCATTGGATTTTAAGACTTCACCTGTCTTAGTGCTTGTATATTCATGTATACCGATTTTACATCTGCCTGTTGCTCCGACAACCGCACTCCAATTCATACGGCACTTTTCGCCATGCTTTCTCTGTCCTATTGCGGTAAAAAATGCACAAAGCATTCCCTCTGTTTTGGTATGTAAAAACAGGTTGTGTTTAATCGTACCTTGATTACCTTTGCCGTCTGCAACGTTTAATGTTATAATCGCTTTATTGCACGGCGGAAGTTTAGCACTTCCTTGATGTCTGCCACGCTCAAAGCCTGTTACCGTAAATTTATAATCACCGTCGGGCAATATTTGAAACTCATTGTCGTTTTCTATTTCATCATCCCAACCAAATTCTCTTTCTTCTGCCATTATTCGTTACCTCCTTGAAATACATTCTCATTTCTCATTTTCTTTATAATCTCAAATACTTGATTCCATGCTCCTACCAATACACCGTTGATAAAATCAGCGTCGTAATTTTCTATCGGTGTATCTTCGGGATAATAACCCTTATACGCAACTGCCTGTCTGATTTCTGCGTCTGTTACCTTATTAATCTGCATTAAATCCGACAATGCTTTCGGTATATTTCCGTTCGGCATATCAAACGATTGTGCCGGTGTATCAAATTCTTTTCTTTCGTCTGATACGTTGTTGTCAATCGGCGGTGCAGGCGGTGCAACTGTCGTTTTTTGTGGTGGTGTGACTACCTGTGAAACAGTCGGCTCTATATGCGGTGCGACTGTCGGTGTAACCGCTTGTGTCGGTGCATTATTTTTAAAACAATGTGCAATTCGTTCATATTCAAACGGCATTTCGTCCGGAAGATTATGACGGTTCTTTGCGTCCCAACAAGGGTGATGTGTGGTGTACATTGTTCTTGTACCGCCCTGTGCCTTATGCTTTGTTCCTTTGTCGTCAGTCGCTACAGAAAATGTTTTATAATTGACAAATAAAATCATATCCGCCCACTCTTTCAAAATAGGTGAAATCTGCGAGCTTGTTTTTTTGCCGAGTTTCAACTCCCAACGGTCATATGCTCCCATTTCGTCCGGCTGTTCAAATTTGCGCAACTGTGCATGAGCCGTCAAAACTACATTGATACCCAATTCAATCAATTCATCAAGTGAATTTAAAAATCTGCCTATTTCCTCTAATTCGTACACATATCCCGAACCATATCCGAAATCTTCAATACTTTTTTTGTTATTATCTGCGCATATCTTTGCAATACAAAGTCTTTCCGCCCAGTCAAAAGTATCTATAATGTATGTTTTGCATACAGTCGGATTTGCTTTGACATATGCTACTTCCTCTTTTAGCAATGTCCAAGAGGTAGGCTTAGGCAAACGTCTTACGTCCATATGTTTTGTACTGCCCTCTGTATCCGAAAACAGAGGACTTGGGAACTTCGACGCAAACGTCGATTTGCCTATTCCCTCCGGACCGTATATGATTACTTTTTGTGCCGATTCGATTTTTCCGCTTGTAATATCCATTAAAATTCTCCCTCTTTCCAAGTTTTTGTCGCATTAGGTGTTGCTGTGCTTGATTCGCTTGAATATCCGTCCTCAATGATGATACTGCATTCTTCACCTGTACTTACTCTTGTGGCTATTGCCTGCAATCCCTCTTTTTCAAGCCATTCGCCGAACTCTTTTAATGTGTCGGTATCCATTTGCTCCAATTTGTCAAGAAGTACAAAACCACAATCGGGATTGAGCTTTCTGACAATAGCCGTTGATACTTTCATCTGCTCCGCACCGCTCATGTTATCCCACTTAAAGCCTTTGTATGTAAGCTCGCCGTCCTCAACCGACAATCCATCAAGTGGCAGATTTGCATTCTTCAATAAATTTGTCTTTTCTGTACGAACGTTACTAATAGCTGTGGTAAGCTCGTCATACTTGTCCTTGTATTCTTTCGCTTCTTCTTCGGCTTTGTCTTTATCCATATTTGCACGAACTTTAATGTTTATCTGCTCAATGTTCTTGATGTTCTGTTCAAGTTCTTCGGTTGATTCGTCGTGCAAATCAAGTGCCGATTTTTGTGCAATTTCAAGATCCGAAAGTACAACATCAAGTTGTGATTGAAGATTTGTAATCTGTGCTTTTAATTCTTCGGAACGTTTCAAAAGTGATTGTGCTTTTTCGCGCTTGCGTTGATTTTCACCATTCTTTGCAAGTATCTCCTGTTGCTTTAGGATAAGTTCCGAGATTGAAATAAGTTCTTTCGGTGCTTCGGGATAATCGACTATTTCTTCCGCAAACTTCTTCTTTTGGTCTGCTATTCTGCCGATTGCGGTACGTTCGTTGTAAAGTTGTTTTTCTCTGTTTTCAATTTCATATAACTGCTCTCCAACACCGATTACTTGAAGTAGTATCTCTGCTTTTTCCTTTGATGTGCCTTGCATAAATTTCGGCAAGTCCAATGCAAATTGTTCGATAAATTCGTTTAAAAGCTGTTGACCGCCTTTGTTACCGTTCGGATCTATTACTTTCAATGCACTGTTCTTGCCTTTACGTTCTACAATTAAACCGTTTGACAATTCAATATGAAGAATAGGCGGAATGACCGAGCCGTCACGCTGTGGTTGTGACGGACGGTATTTGTCACCGCCCAACGCCCACGCTATACTGTCTATGACAGAAGTTTTACCCTGTCCGTTTTTACCTCCGATAACAGTTAAACCATTCTGTGCCGGCTCAAGTTTTACCGCCTTTATTCGCTTGACATTTTCAAGCTGTAATTCATTTATCTTTATCATTGATTTTCGTTCCTTTCTGTGATATAATGTTGACATAGATTAATAATCTATGTGCTTTTGTTATTTGACCGTTATAGAGTTGCCGCTCTGACGGTCATTTTCTTTTATAATCTTTGCGACACTCATTTCAAGCGGGTGCTTTGACTTGATACGATTTGTTATCCCGTATCCTTTTGCTATGTATGCCTTAACCGACTTGTTGTCATCGGCATTCAAAACCACAACATCATCTCTGCCCGTCATTACTACATATTTGTTCATTTGAAAATATTCCTTTCACTATATAATTTTGATTAGGGTGTCCCTTGCATTCTTTGGCGAACGCATTAATCATCGGAAATACTTCTCTGTGGAAATATTCTTCCGTTTTCTCATTCTCTGTTTTTGGTTTTCTTTTTAGCATTTTTTATGTCCCTTTCTGCCAATTTCCAACTTATGATTAGTCCGATACCGAAACTAATCAGCGCAATTCCTATTGTGTTCATTTGTTTTCCTCATTTCTCTTACCTCACAGGCACACAGGAACTGTCCGCAAAAGGATTAAAACTCTTAGGGAAAGTCTAACTATTTTACGGATAATACGCGGACAGCCCTTGTCTGCCTGTGAGCTTGTCCTATCTTCGGAGCATTAAGCTCCTTTTTCCTTGTTTGCTTGAATAGCATTGTACTCGTCAATCATCTCCTGCGACGGCTCAACCGTTACGTCACCATACCCAAGCATATGATACATATTTTCTATATGAGGTTTCCAATGCTGAAACTGTTCATAAGCGGGTCTGTCTTTCCAACTGCCTACCACTTCAACGTGTACTTTAGGTTGCTTTCTCGGCTTTCTTGCCTTTTTGGTCTTTTCCGCCTCCATGATTTCCACCTCCTGCTTTAATCTATGTATTTCATTTTTTGTCCTATTACTTTGTACCTTATTTAATTGGTATTAAGCAAACATCTCCAACTATTTTTACACCTTTTTCCGATACTTCTACTTTGCAATATGGATTATAATTTTCTTTTAGAAATTTGATTAATGGCATTGCCAGCAGTTTTAGTTCATCTTTTAATTCATTTTCTTTTTCATCTTCCATTTTTCTCACCTACTTTCTTATATTACCTACGTCGATTGTATTTTTTAACCATTTGTGCTATAATCATCTCGGAAGGAGGTGATTATAATGTCAACGTCTTTTGAAGAATTTTCTAAAATCATATTAGAGAAGTATAGTAAAACTCCGGATGAATGTGATCCCTATACTAATTTTGCATTACTTATGAAACAAACATCTGCAAGTGTTACTTTAGACATTCTTAATGAGTATCACAAAACCTTTATTGAGAAGAAATAGCATTTGCCAACTTTTCTAATATTCCATTTAAAAGAACTGTCTGTAACGGATCTAATAGTTTAGATAGTTCTTTTTTACTTACCGATACTTCAAAAATTATTTTTTCATCTTTCATAATTCCCACCTACTTTCTTATATTACCTACGTCGATTTTTGTTCTTGCGTAAATAACCATATTGTGCTAAAATGTAATAAATATAGACAACGCCGAGCCAAACCCACTACGGGGAGGTGTAACGACTGGACACGGAGCAACCTTTCCCACAGGTTGAAGGCACAGTCTGAACTCATAGGCGACTATGAGAGTTATGCAGAAATGACATAACCACGATTTTTCGGAGTAACAAATTGGATGTCTACGATTAAAAACGATGAAATCAGACTTTCAGGAATAGCAACAATGTCTAAACCACTTGATTCAACACAATATCCATCACTTTCAAAGATACAAGATGTAATTAAACCATTCAATGATTCAGTACTTGATTCTGCCGTTAAGCAACTCAAGTCTGAATATAATTCAATTAACGAGGTGACAATATCGCCCTGCTATACGGTAACGTATAGTTTGCACTCCGTAAATTCGGTGAAACTCTATATTTATTTTTCTTCAAGCACATAGTCTTTGCTGTGTGCTTGTTTTTTTACGATTTGCTTTTAATGATAATCTTAATAGCTCATATGTTATTCCTGTCTTCTGAGATATGTGCATGATTGTTATACCTTTATTATCAATGTATTTTGCAATCTGTTTTTGCACACTTTCCACATTTCCTCACCTACTTTCTTATATTACCTACGTTACTTTGTAAAACCAAAGTCTCTTGGCAAAAAAAATAAGTTCCTATATCACACATTTCTATATCAATCACTCTACATATTTTTTTAATTTCATCTTGATGAAATTCGCTTTTATTGTTGAGTTTCTTGCTTAGAGTAGATACATTAAGACCTATTTTCTTTGCTAATGCTTCTAAAGTAAAACCTTTTTCTTTAATTCTACCTAAAAGCTTGCTATAATTGTACACTTTAACACCTCCTACACTTTGTGTTTACAAAGTCATTATAACACTTTGGTTTTGCAAAGTCAATAGGTTTTGCAAAGTTTTTTTATTTTTTTCAAAATAAATATTGCGTTTTTGCAAAGTTTATTGTATAATACTTGTAAGAGAGGTGAGATAAAATGAAATCTACATTTGCCGAGCGCTTAAAAGAGGCTTTAAAATATAATGGTATGAGCGCCGCTGAATTATGCAGACTTACAGATACTCCTGAAAGTGTAATGAGTCAATACAAATCAGGTAAATATGTAGCTAAGCAAAAACGATTAGATACTTACGCAAATATTCTAAATGTTTCTATACCTTGGTTAATGGGAGAAGATGTACCAATGAAAGAACTTCCGCCATTACCCGACGGAGCAGTCCCATACAATCCTGTAATGCACAGAATACCTATCTTAGGAGATATTGCGGCAGGATTACCGATATTTTCGGAAGAAAATTATGAGGGATATACTTATACAGAATTAAATCATGGTGGTAAATATTTTGCTTTAAAAGTAAAGGGCGATAGTATGACCGCCGCAAACATTCCCGACGGAAGTCTTGTAACTGTTCGCGTACAACCAACAGTTGAAAACGGCGAAATTGCCGCTGTTCGCATTAATCATGACACTTTTACGATAAAGCGCTTTAAGCAAGAGAAAAATATTGTTATGCTTATGCCTCAATCTTATAACCCCGAACATCAAACACAAATTTATGACTTAAAACAAGACGATGTTGAGATAGTAGGAAAAGTAGTTGAATGTAAAGTCGGTTTTTAATATTTATACAGATTAACAAATTGTATTTTTTAGAAATATAAAACAAGGAAGTG